CTGCATTTCATGTAATAGAAATAGAGAGTATGGAACAAGTGGCAGAATATAAGGGAAAAATCCCTACTAAAGATTTTGGTAATTTATGTATGAATACTGCTATGGAGTATAACAACGCATTACTTGTTATTGAGAATTCAAGTATTGGTTGGGCTACTATACAACAAGTTATTGATAGAGAGTATGATAACTTATTTTATACAAGTAAAGATTTACAGTTTGTAGATGTTGCAAGACAAATAACAAACAGATACAGACAAAAAGATAGACAAATGGTACCTGGATTTAGTATGACTTCCAAGACAAGACCATTAGTGATAGCAAAATTAGAAGAATATTTCAGAGAAAAATCTGTTATCGTTCATTCGGACAGATTAATTGATGAATTATTTGTGTTTATATGGCACAACAATAAAGCTGAAGCAATGCAAGGATACAATGATGACCTTGCAATGAGTTTGGCGATAGGATTATGGGTAAGAGATACTGCACTTAGATTAAATGCAGAAGGAATAGCCTTACAGAAAACAGTCTTAAATAAAATGTTAGATTATGAAGCAGTTTATACACCAGCTGATAATCAAAATGATGAGTGGGTAATGGAAACTGGAAATACAAAAGAAGATCTAACTTGGTTAATAAAATAATAAGAGGATAAAATGGCACAAACAAATTTAAGAGCAAGACTACAACGACTTTTTTCCACAAATGTAATCGTAAGACATGCAGGTGGTAAAAAGTTAAAAATTGCCGATACGGAGAGAGTCCAAAGTGCACAGAGAAATAGTCTTGTAGATAGATGGTCAAGACTACATACTAATTTATCAACGGGTGGATATGGTCATTCACAGGCAATTAGTTTTCAGGCACAACGATTAGCTTTATTTAGAGATTATGAAGAAATGGATAATGATGCAATTATATCAAGTGCATTAGATATTTATTCAGATGAATCTACAATGAAAAATGAATACGGTAAGATATTGGAGATTACTTCAGAAAATGAAAATATTCACGATATTCTACATAATCTTTTTTATGACATATTAAACATAGAATTTAATTTATGGCCATGGGTTCGTAACCTATGTAAATATGGAGATTTTTATCTCTATTTAGACATTAAAGAAAAGTATGGTATTACAAATGTAGTTCCACTTTCAGCATATGATGTTACTCGTATTGAAGGAGAAGATCCAGAGAATCCATATCTAACAACATTTATAGTTGAGGAAGGTGATTCACGACACAGTTCTAATATGAGTGGAAATAAAGAATTAGAAAACTTTGAAATAGCACATTTTAGATTACTATCGGATGCAAATTTCTTACCTTACGGTAAAGGTATGATTGAGGGTGGTCGTAAGATTTGGAAACAATTATCTCTTATGGAAGATGCTATGTTAATTCATAGAATTATGAGAGCACCAGAAAAGAGAGTTTTCAAAATTGATATTGGAAACATTCCACCCGCAGAAGTTGAAAACTTTATGCAAAAGATAATTAATAAGATGAAGAAGGCACCCGTAATGGATCAAAATACAGGTGATTACAATTTGAAATATAACATTCAAAATCTTACAGAGGATTTCTTTTTACCAGTTCGTGGTGGAGATAGTGGAACACAAATAGATTCACTACCAGGTTTAACTTATGAAGCAACTGAAGATATTGAATATTTAAAAAATAAAATGTTAGCAGCATTAAAAGTTCCAAAGGCATTTCTTGGATATGATGAGGCAGTCGGTAGTAAAGCAACACTTGCAGCAGAAGATGTAAGGTTTGCAAGAACTATTGAAAGAATTCAACGAATTGTTACGAGTGAATTAACAAAGATTGCAATAGTTCATCTATACGCTCAGGGATATACAGATGATGAACTTGTTAATTTTGAATTAGCATTAAAAAATCCATCTACGATATATGAAGAAGAAAAGATTGAATTGTGGAATAATAAACAAAGTCTTGCTTCAAGTCTAATGGATTCTAAAATAGCAGATACTGAGTGGATTTATGATAATGTATTTAAATTTACAGAAGAAGAGAAGAAAGGTGTTAGACTTGGATTATTAAAAGACCAAAAACGAAAGTTTAGATGGTCACAGATTGAAATGGAAGGAAATGATCCAGTTCAAAGTGAAGAAGCCGTTGGAACACAAGGAGCGATGGCTGGTGGGGAACAAGGTGGAGCTCCTCCCGGTGGTGGACCTCCCGGAATGGGAAGAACAAGTCGAGAATTAGAAATGGATATGCCAGATGATGGGTGGCCAGGAAGTGGTCGTCCAAAAGAGGGACCTAAACACGGAAAAGACTCAAGTATAAGGGGTCGAGATCCACTTGGAGCTCACGACAAGAGAAAAGGTGGTAGTGGAAGTCCAAAATATGGGATTGCACTGGCACATTACGATGCATTGAAGAAAAGTTTAGGAAAAGTAAGTCGTGAAGATAGAAAAATTTTGGTTGAAACAACTGATGTGGAAGAAGAATATAAAAATGAAGTATCTTCATCTTTAAGTGATACTTAAATGACGAATTATTAGAAGTTTTTATATTTATAGATGAAGAACTATACTATTTAGGAGCATAAATTATGGCCCAACGAGTAAAACACTCAAAGATAAAAAATACGGGAATTCTTTTTGAATTATTATCCCGTCAAATTACCGTTGATATAATGAACGGTGATGAAAAAAGTAAATCTGTCGAGATGCTAAAGAAATTCTTTAATGAAAGTACAGAACTTGGTAAAGAAAATCAACTTTATCAAGTATTGTTAAAGGAAAATTATAATTCGTCACGTAAGGCAGAAAAGTTAGTAGATGCCGTCATAAAGACGAGAGAAAAATTACAAAACAAGAAACTCCGTACTGAAAAGTATAATCTTATTAAAGAGATTAAAGAAAACTACACTGTGGAAGATTTTTTCAGAGCACGAATTCCAAACTTTAAAGTTTATGCTTCAATTTATAAGAAGTTTTTATCAGAAACTACTCCTACATTTGATCCAGTAGATGAAGTAGATAGTACTTTTTCTATTATAGAACATATTACACGTAATAAAGTCAAATCAAAGAATACAGATAGTCAAGTAATTTCTGAATTTAAGAAAGAAGATAAAGATTTAAGATTGCTTTCTTATCAGTTAATGGTGGATAATTTTAATGGTAAGTATAAGAATCTTAATTCTATGCAACGAAATCTGTTGAAAGAATACGTTAATAATATTTCTAATACCAATTCATTAAGAGAATTTATAAATAATGAAGTAGTAAAAATAAAACAAATTCTTAATAAAATTTTACCACGAGTTACAGATAATATTACAAAAATTAAATTGACAGAAGCAATTAAACAGACGACTAATTTGTCAAAAGGTAAGATTGTTAAAGACAAACAGGTTGTGGCTTTAATGAGATACTATGAACTCATCAAGGAACTACATAATGTCACGGGTTAGAGAAAATTTAATTCGTAAACTTGTTAGAGAGTTAATCAAACAAGAATTAGACGAGGCAAATTCCACTGCAAGTGTAGGTGGAGAATATCAGACACCACATTCATTTAAGGGTAGTAATAAAAAGGGTAAGAAAAAAGGTAAGGCCGGTTACGAAGGTGGTCATACAGAACCAACCGATGGAACTGGTCATTTTATTGCCGATGACCCGAAGTTGAGAAAAGAATCCGTAAATGAAGGTCAAAAAAGACAGGCCAGTACTATACTGAGAAAATTTGACCAAGCTTATATAAAATTCTCAAGAGAAGTTAGAGATGTAATTAAAATGATGAATAGGTCAACTGGTGAAAAAACAGACGGAAGAATTGTGGATAAAGCATATTCAAAACATCTTATTCCATTTGATGACTTAATACAGAGTTGGGGTAGAGGACAACAAGAAAATCCCCATATAAATGAAGGTAGATATCACGCTTGGAGAAACGATGAGAGTTTAAGTCCTAAGCAAAAAATTGGATTGGCTATGAGAGAAACTCGTGATAATCTTAAAGAGTTAGAACGAATGGTTCAGTATAATGTTAAATTAAAAAATGAGTTGAAAGTTGATTCCAGAGATTATTGGAAAACCACTCATAATGCTTTAAGTAAAATTAGTGAGAGGTTAGTTAGATTAGCGAATAAGGTCGGTCAGCTACACTGAGTCATGCCTTTCGAAGAAAACAGAAAGTCCTTTTTGGACTCTTTGTTTAGTATTTCGACTTTATTAAAAAGGTGGCACACAGAAATACAAAACAAAGATGTTGATAAGAACTATATGATTGAAAAATTAACATTGTGGATCAACAAACTTGAAAAATTGAGGCACGATATAATGATGAGGAAAAGTTAGTGATTAAACTAAAAGACTTATTGATAGAAGCCAGACTTTCAGACGAAATGAGAGAATTGAAACTTTATATTGACAATGATGCTAATTTATATAGTCAAAGATATATGCCGATATTGAAGAATTTGTCGAGTAAGAAGAAACAAGGAAAATATCGTAAAGGTTTAGCCTCAAAGGCTTTTTTGTATTTGATTGATGATGGTGCAAAACGATATGTGAAGTCTTATGGTGGAAATCAGTTAGATATTTTTCCAAAAAAAGATAGAAAATCTTTAGCAAAAGATTATGTTGAAGAATTTGAAGAAATTTTTAAAAATCAAGAATTTGATTTTATGATAGTGGAGAAGTAGAATGAAAAAACATATATTAAAAGAGAATTATGAGAGATTTTTTGAAAAGAGGGAGTTTGGTGATCCACTTCCTACATTTGAAGATGTAATGAAACGACATCAAATAAATAAATTAGAAGAAGATTGGTGGGATG